CTCACCACCCCTCTCACGGCCCCACAGGGCGGCACTGGGTTTGGCACCTACGCTGTTGGCGACATCCTATATGCAAGCACCACCAGCGCCCTGTCTAAGCTTGCTGATGTAGCCACCGGAAATTCCTTGATCTCAGGCGGTGTTGGCGTTGCTCCCTCATGGGACAAGATCGGCCTCACCACGCATGTTTCTGGCACGTTGCCGGTCGCAAACGGCGGCACAGGTACGGCCAGCCCTGCATTGGTTCAAGGGACTAACATAACAATCACCGGAACTTGGCCAAACCAAACCATTAACTCTACAAGCAGTGGGTCTGGAACGGTTAATTCTGGCACTCTTGGTCAGCTTGCCTACTATGCTACTGCTGGAACGGCGGTTTCTGGCCTCACAACCGGGACAGGTGTTGCGACTGCTTTGGGGGTCAATACCGGATCTGCTGGCGCTTTCGTTGTCAATGGTGGGGCATTGGGAACGCCCCTAACCGGCACGTTAACAAATGCTACCGGGTTGCCGTTGACAACGGGCGTCACCGGCAATTTACCTGTTACAAACTTAAATTCAGGAACCAGCGCATCCGCCACCACTTTTTGGCGTGGCGACGGTACATGGGCTACTCCATCTGGCGGTGGCGGGTCTGCTACATACACAATCAGCAACAAGACGGCTGCGTACACGGTCGTTGTTGGCGATCTTGGCGCAATCATTAACTGCTCCGGCGCGACTAGCTTCACGGTTTCGCTGACTGCTGCGGCCACGTTGGGTTCAGGTTTTAACGTTTGGATTTGGAACAACACCACTACCACTGCAATGGCCGTAACCATTGATCCAAATAGCACTGAGACCATTGACGGCGTTGCCACGTTAATTTTGCGCCAAGGTGAAGGAACGCAGATTGTTTGCGATGGAACAAACTGGCAGACCGGCAATAAAAAGACGATGCGTGGGTACGCTGAAAATGTTACGGCAACGGCAACAAGACCCGTTGCTACGTCACAATATGCAATGGCAATTGGGATAAATTCCGGCGGAACTGGTTCGCAAGCCGTTACTGGCGCAGGCGCAATGGCTCTTGGCGGCTCCTACGCCTCCGGCATAGATTCGTTTGCGGCAGTAACCACCAATAACACTAGCAGCTATGGGGCAACTCAATCCAGTGCTATTGCTTTGGGGTCGCAGTGCAAATCTTCTGGTCAATATGCTTTTTCGGCTGGAAGTGCCAACATATCATCAGGCTCAGCTTCATATGTTCACGGGCAAGTCAGTACTGCTTCAGCAGACTATTCAATTGCCTTCGGGAATTTTGCACTCTCAAACGTAATTGGAAAAATGGCGTTTTCAGCGGGACGGTTTTCAAGCATTGGCGACGCTCAATATAGTCAATTAGTTATCCGCGCGTCTACAACCGGCTCAACGGTGGTGCTGACTTCTGACACCTTAACTGCTGCAACAAACAACCAATTAGTCGCGGCTTCAGATCAAGCGTTTGCCGTAAGTGGAACATTAATTGGCAAACAAAGTGGCTCTGCTAATATTGCCGCCTACACCGTGTCTGCAACCGTTGTAAACAATGCAGGCACTTTAACTGTGCCTACTGGAACTTTGACCTTGATTGGCACCGACAGTATCGGACTCACTACTTCGCCCACCTTAACCGCCGACAACACACTTAAATGCTTGAAGGTTACAAGCGGGGCGAAAACGGCGACTAATATCCGTTGGGTTTGCACGTTGCAGGCTTCCGAAATCACTTACGCATAAGGAGAAGCCCACATGGCCATTCAAGTTGATCTTGCTACCTCGCAGTACGGCGTTCCCTTTGCGGGCGCTTACTTTCGCATTGTCACTGCCTCTGTCATGCGCCAGCGTGGCGATGCTCCTCGTTTCAGCGTGATGCTTGACGTTGCCGGGTATGCCACCGCCCCGCAGGACGAGGACACCCGTGACGTTGATTTCCGGCGCTATCACACGCCCTTGGCGACCATTGAGGCGATGGCTGGCGACAACTTCCTTGCCAAGTGTTATTCTTGGGTTATGTCGCAGGAAGACATGAATGGCGCAGTTCCCGCATAATGGATCAGACAACCTTCAATCTCGCTTCCACCGCTGCTCTTGCCGCAGTTGGCTGGTTCGCCCGTCAAATGTGGGAGGCTGTTGGCTCGCTGAAGGATGACCTTCACAAGATTGAAGTTGATTTGCCGGTAAATTACGTTCGAAAAGACGATATGGACAAGCGCATGGACCACATCGAGGACATGTTCAAGCGCATCTATGACAAGCTCGACGGGAAGGCTGACAAATGAGCACAACGGAAGAGAAACAGGAAAAATTTGCTATTGAGATGGCAGCGAGCGCCAGCAAGGGCGCCCTCGTTGAGAAGATCACCTTCGCCGGTATCCCGATCCTGTTTTCTTGCGTTGTGTATTTGATGAGCGCGCTATCCTCGGCGAATAGCGAGATCATCCAATTGAAGTCTAAGATTGCAGTGGTCGTGAACGCCGACAACAAGGCCATCCCCCCGCAGGGAACAACCATCGACATGGCCCAGATCAGGGAGCATCTAAGTGATCAGATTGCCAAGGTCGAGAAGGAAAGTGCATTGGCCCGTGCTGCGATGACTCTGGACCGCGAGCGGTCGATGTCAGCAGTCGATAAGTCTAGGCTCGACATGGCGGCAGATGCTGCGCAGGCTAGATCCGCTATTCGCTTTGACATGGCGCAGTTGATAGCCGCGCTCGACAAGCGCATCACGCTTTTGGAGAAGGGCAAATGAGCTTACTTGATCAATTCGGCCCCCTACTTGGTCAGATAGCCCCCACCATTGCCACAGCTCTGGGAGGGCCTCTGGCTGGCATCGCCGTCAAGACCCTATCCAATGTCCTGCTTGGCCACGAGAATGGTTCCGAGGACGACGTGAAGGCTGCGATGGCCACGGCATCGCCCGACCAGCTTGTCGCCTTGAAGAAAATCGACGCCGACTTCAAGGCTCACATGAAGGAGCTGGACATCGACCTTGAGCGCATTGCCGCCGGGGATCGTGATAGCGCCCGCCAAATGAACATGGCCAACAGGGACTGGACGCCGAAGGTTCTCGCCTTTGCCATCACTTTCGGGTTCTTTGGCGCCCTGATCTTCATCTTGATATTTGGCGTCCCCAAGACGGGCATGGAAGTTATCTTGATGATGCTCGGCTCGCTCAGTACCTCATGGACTGGCGTTGTGCAGTTCTACTACGGCTCCAGCGCCGGGTCGAAACAGAAAAATGACATGCTTGCCGCGAGGGATGGGAAATGAAAGAGAACTGGGACAAGAGCTTCGCGATGGTTATTAAGAGCGAAGGCGGCTTCGTCAATCACCCAAAAGATCCGGGTGGCATGACAAACTTGGGCGTCACAAGAACCAATTGGCAGGCCTATCTGAACCGGGACGTGACCGAGGCGGAGATGCGCGCCCTGACACCAGACACTGTCAAGCCCTTCTACAAGGCCATGTACTGGGACAAGATCCGGGGCGATGAACTCCCCTCCGGCGTGGACTATGCCGCCTATGACCTTGCCGTGAACTCTGGAACTGGCAAAGCCGCCAAGTTCTTGCAAGAGATTGCAGGCGTCACTGCGGATGGCGTCATCGGCCCCAAGTCCCTTGAGGCAATCAAGGCATGCGATCCTGAGCAGACGGTTGAAGATCTTTGCGACATGCGGATGGATTTCCTCAAGCGCCTCTCGACTTTTGACACCTTTGGCAAGGGCTGGACCATTCGCGTCAACGATGTGATGGTCAAAGCAACGGAGATGGCATAATGGCGAAGAAACCGATCTGGGACAAGGCTAGACCGTCTGATCTTGGCGAACCTAAGTCATTGTCAAAGAAACAGAAATCAGGTGCAAAGGCTGCCGCCAAGAAGGCTGGCCGACCCTACCCGAACCTCGTTGACAATATGGCTGCGGCCAAAAGGAAGAAGTGATGGCGAAGTCTCCAGCTTGGCAGCGTAAAGAAGGCCAAAACCCAAACGGCGGTTTAAACGCCAAGGGGCGGGCTTCTGCTAAACGTGAAGGTTCTAATTTGAAACCTCCGGCACCTAACCCTAAAACTAAAAAAGATGAAGGTCGTAAAAGCTCTTTTTGCGCCCGCATGTCAGGTATGAAAAAGAAACTGACTAGCAAAGAAACCGCCAGTGACCCTGATTCTAGAATTAACAAATCACTAAGGGCGTGGAACTGTTAATTTTGAAAATCAAATGGGTTGCCTTATACAGTTATTCAAGGTTATAATCCGCAGACCACATGTGCATGCTGTAGCAGCGGCTGAAATACTGAGAGGGTATTTATGAGCTACACCATGACATATGATAGCCTGCTGGTGGATCTCCGGCGCTATCTAGAACGCGGTTTCACAGCCGAGAGCGATGCTATCGTTTACGATCAGCTTCCCCGGTTGGTGACGCTTGCTGAGCGTCGTATTGCCCGCGAATTGAAGATTCAAGGCTTCATCCAGCCCGTGACCACGGTTCTCCAGCCGGGCGTGGCCGTCTATATGAAGCCCGACCGTTGGCGCGATACTATCTCCATGACGGTCGATAACGTGGCGATCTTCGCCCGCTCTTACGAATATCTGCGGTCCTATTGGCCAGATGAGGCGTCCACTGACACGCCTCTCTACTACGCTGATTACGACTACCAGCACTGGCTGATCGCGCCCACACCGGACGCGGCGCAGACGCTTGAGATCCTGTACTACCAGCAGCCTCCGTTCCTTGGCGACGACTTCCAAACAAACTGGCTGACGCAGTACGCCCCTGATCTTCTTTTGTACGCGGCGCTGCTTGAAGCCACGCCATTCCTTAAAAACGACGAGCGCATTCAGATTTGGCAGGGCATGTATGATCGCGCCTCGTCTGCTATCAACAATGAAGATCTGAAGCGCATTGTTGATCGCGCCGCCAACAGGAGCGAAGCCTGATGACTACCTACTCCCAAGTTTTTGGCGGCGCTAACATCTACCCGGCAGAAATCAGCTACAGCGCAATCACGCTGACCGCAGACGTTGTTCTGAGCTGGCCGGAAGAGACATCGACAAGCACCAATCTTGCCACCCGAATAATTGACGTTACCGCTAGTCCGGGCAGCTTCAGCATTTTTATGCCTGACGCTCAGAAGGCTGGCGTTGGCGAGACGGTCCTGTTTAACAACAAGGGTGCTAATACTTTCATCGTCAAAAGGGCTGACGGTGTTCAGATCGTATCTATTGCCTCTGGCGACGTTTGGCAGATCTATCTGACCAACAACACCACTGAAGGCGGCACTTGGGATTCCCTCCAGTTTGGCGCATCTGTCTCTGAGGCCAATGCTTCGGCGCTTGCTGGCACGGGCATCATTGCCGTTGGCACCCTTCTCAGCCAGTCGGTTCCGATCACGCTTTTTAACTCCAACTACACGGCTGGCGTGAATGACCGCGCCAAGATGTACGTCTGGAATGGGACAGGGGCTGGCACTCTTACTTTGCCATCGGCTGTTGCTGCTGGCGATAACTGGTTCATGTATCTACGCAATGCTGGCGGTGGTCAGGTTGTTGTAGATCCGGCAGGGGTTGTCACTATCGACGGCTTGCCCAACAAATCGTATCAGCCCAGCGACTCGTCCGTTATTGTCTGCGACGGCGCGGGATTTTACACTCTTGGCTTTGGCCAGTCCGCGACTTTCGTATTTGATTATACGGTGATCAATGTTCCCGGAACGGGAACTTATACCCTTTCTGGGTCTGAGTTAAATCGTATCGTTTATAAGTTCACGGGCGTTCTCACCGGGAACAGGACCATCGTCGTTCCTGATACCGTTCAACAGTATTGGATCGAAAATGCCACAACCGGGGCATATGTGTTCACCGTTAAAACAGCGGCAGGAACTGGCATAACAATTACGAGTACGCAGCGCGGCATTTTCTATTGCAACGGCACTGATATCATTGATGCCGACACGACTACTGGTTCTTATCCGGTTCTGGTATCTCAAGGCGGTACAGGGGCAACCACAGCGGGCGGCGCTCTGATCAATCTTGGCGGAACGTCTACTGGCATTGCCCTTTTCACCTCGGCTAATCAGGCGGCGGCTTGGTCCGCTCTGGGTGTTGCGCCTTCTGGCGTTGTTGATGGCGGGACATTCTAATGCCTGATACGCCTATTATCCTTCGCTCTGAGCCCGGCGTTAAGCGCGACGGGACGAAGTTTGACGGCAATTTCTACACCGATGGCCAATGGATGCGGTTCCAGCGTGGCCTTCCGCGCAAGATCGGCGGATACCGCTCAATCAGCAAATACCTGTCTGAAATCTCTCGTGGTTTTAACAGCTTCACCCAGCAGAGCGTTCAATACTGCCACTCCGGGAGCAGGCATTATTTGGAACGATTTACGATTGATCGTTCTGGAAATTGCTCAATAATCAGCAACAGAACGCCCGCCATAGCCGCGACAGGCACTGTCACTTTGACGGGCGGCGCTTCTGGTTCAGTCAACAGCATCACGGTGAATGGCGTGACCATCACTTCCGGCGCTGTCGCTTTTGCGACCAGCCTGTCGGTGACGGCGACCAATGTGGCTGCAAACATTAATGCTTATAATTCTATTCCAAATTATACAGCTGTTGCTGTTGGCGCAGTTATAACCATCACCGCATCAAATGCTGGTTCTGGATCTAATGGTTTTGGCATAACAGCCAATACAACAACAATCACCACCACAACGACCAGCATGACAGGCGGTGTGGATTTGGTTGATGACTCAGAATACAACCAGTGGATGTTCCAAACCGCGTATGATGCGTCGTCATCTGAAAATTCCCTAATCGCGCATGTGTCACCAAACTTGAGCTGCGTGTGCAACGACGAGGGCGGCCAGATCTTCTACGGCGACCTTCTAGGCACAGCCCCGTTAACAGAAATCACGATCCCTGCCGGGGCAAATGCTACTGGCGGCATCGTAATGCTGTTCCCTTACCTGATGTATTACGGGACGGCGGGCCTTGTTGGCTGGTCTGTACCCGGCACCCCCTCCGACCTCTCTGGCTCTGGATCGGGCATAGCCCGTGTGTGGGGCCAGAAGATCATCAAGGGCATGCCGCTTCGCGCCGGTTCTGGAACCGCCCCCGCTGGCATCTTCTGGGCCTACGATGCCGTCCTGCGCGCCACGTTCACTGGCGGCGCTACGGTCTTTCAGTTTGACACCATCGCGACTGACACTTCGATCATGTCGGGCGACTCGGTGGTTGACTTCGATGGTGTGTTCTTCTGGGCTGGCGTTGATCGCTTTCTGATGTTCAACGGCGTTGTTCGCGAAGTCCCCAATCAGATGAACCTCAACTGGTTCTTTGACAACATCAATGACAGTCAGCGCAGCAAGGTGTTTGCGTTTAAGGTTCCGCACTTTGGCGAGATCTGGTTTTGCTATCCTCGCGGTGACGCCGATGAATGCAGCCATGCGGTCATCTACAATGTCCGCGAACAGAGCTGGTATGACACTGAGTTGCCCAACTCTGGCCGGGCGTCTGGCGGCTACAACAATGGGTTTGCGGCTCCGATCTTGACTGGCGTTACGCCGGAGGACACCGGCTACAAGGTCTGGATTCACGAACAGGGCGTCGATGAGGTTGACGGCCAGAACTTGTTCCCAATCGAATCGTACTTTGAAACGGCGGATCTTTCCAATCTCGCGCAAGGCAAAAACAAGTACGTCAGGATCACAACCATTGAGCCTGACTTCATTCAGGCTGGTCCGATGACGGTTCAGGTGACTGGCCGGGCCAACGCCAGAGCGCCAGAGGTGTATGGGACAACCTTTGCTTTCCCGGAGACAGCCACGCAGCCATACGAGCAGATCGTTATGCTCAAGGAACAGAGGCGTGAACTTCGCGTTCGTTTCAGTTCGAACGTAGTTGGCGGAAACTATCAGATGGGCCAAATCATCGGTCACATGGACACTGGCGACGGGACGGTGCTGGGATGAGCGTAAGAATCACACTCCCGACCGGAATGAAGTTGAATGACTGGGCCGATCAGGTGGCGCTGGATCTCGACCCGTATGGCGCTTTCGGGCGCTTGCAGGACGAGTCTCAATGGCAGGACTGGGGCATGCAGTTCGTCAACAACGCTACCCTGAAAGAGAATATCCCGATCCCGTACAGCTTCAATGATTGGCAGGATTGGGCAGAGCGTTTTTGCCAGACGGTGGAATAGGGCGGCATAACCATGAACAGAGAGCAAATCACCGAACTTGCACACAAAGACCCTCGCTTTCAGCAAGGTATTGATACTGCTGAAGAAATGCTTCAGCAGTTTCCAATCGTGCCTGAAGACATGGATGAGGCCATTCAACTGTTAGAGTTTGCCCTAAACAACCCTGACAAATACGGCGAAATCCGCGAGGCTGCCATTAAAGATGGCTACGTCACCGAAGACGACATGCCACCGGAGTTCAACGCTGTTTTCTTGGTGTCTATCTTGGTGGCCCTTTACGGCCTTCAGGACCGTCTAAAAACTCGCGGCTATGCCCGTGGCGGTCTTGCAGTTGCTGGTCGCAGGCTGGCCGCTCAGGGCCGAGGTGGCGACAGTATGTTGGCGCATATCAACCCCCGTGAAGCTGAAATGCTGAAGCGGATGGGTGGGGGAGGGACTATAAACCCCCACACTGGGCTTCCTGAATACGGTTGGTTTAGCAGTATTTTCAAAGCAATCATTCCTATCGCCCTTAGTTTTATTGCCCCCGGTATCGGGACAGCAATCGGTGCAGCCATCAGCGGAGGACTTGGGCTTGGTCTTTCTGCCGCAGCCGCAGGCGCTTTGGGCGCGGGCGTTATTGGCGCCGGTGTTGGCGCGCTTGGCGGCGGCGGGTTGAAAGGTGCGTTGATTGGCGGCCTGACGAGCGGCATAGGCAACTACGCTATGGGGCCTGCGGGG